TTTATTTAAGTTATCTGTGTCATTCATTAAACCTTCAATCATTTCTATTTGATCTAATATTTTCAAATCCTTATCACTCATTAATATACGCCTTTAAATTTAACTTTCTGTGTTTGTATTTTGTATTGACCTCTGTGATTATTTTTTGATTTATTTTTTTTAACCATACCACCAGCGTTATATTTATTTGCTAATGAAGGACTAATTTTTTCTTGCACTGGTTCTGGTAATTTAGAAAAACCTTTATACTTTGATGGCACTGATCCACCATTAGACATTTTAACTATACCACCCATTGCATAATTACCTTTACCGCCTTTGCCGGGATTAATTGTTTTTTTAGGTTTTTTAGGTTTCTTTTTAGGTTTAATAGGATTTTCTTGTTGAAATTCTGTTGCATAAGTTCTACTTGCACTATCTGCCATTTCTTGGTTTGATGTTGCTTGCATTGCTTTTTTAAGGTCTTCATTATATTTTTTACCAATAGCATCTATGTCTATAGTGCCAGTTTCTGGATCGATAAATTTACTATTGTTTCCCATTATTTTTTTTCTCCTTTTGATGATACTATTCTTTCATTAGAACGAATACGACCAGCTTCTCTTTTTTCTTGTGATTTTCTTTCTTGTGTTTTTTGATTTGACTCTATTGCCATTTTTGTATCATTCATTTCTTTTTGTAAACGAAGTTTTTCTACTTCTAATTGAAGTTTTTGCATTTCCAATTGATTTTTCATTTCTAATTCTTTATTTTTTAACTCGTTACGCATCATGTCATCTTGAGCTTCTTGCTGTGCTTCTGCTTGTCGTAATTGTAAATCTTGTTGCATTAATTGTACTCTAGGGTCTTGCATAGTTTGTTGATTTTGTTGTGCTTGTATTAATGCTTGATTTCTTTGTGCTATTGTATTTGCAACATTTGCTTGTGCAATAGCAACTTTATTTTCTGTATCTGGATCAAGTGATTCATACTTGTCATCTTTAGCAGGATTTTCTTTATTAAAATCGGGAGGAGCAGGTAATTCTTGTTGACTTTCCATTTCAATCATTTGTCTGTAAAGATGTGCTTTATGTTCTGCAATGTGTGCAGATACAAGTTGCATTAATTGACCTGCCATTTGTTGACTCATCGCAGGGTTAGCTGACTGTGGAAGATTAGCAGGATCACTTATAAATGCTGTGTGTACAGCAATGTGTGCTTCGTGTTCTTGCCAACCATATGCTTTAACAGGTCTGCCTTGTAACATAGAATAATTTTCCGTAGCTGGGTCTAATGGTTTTTCACCCATCTCTGGCATAATTAAATTATCAATGTTTTCTATATTAAGAGCTTCATACATTCTTTTGTATGCTTCTCGCAAATCATGTATTTGCGGTGCAGATTGTGCCATTTGTAATTGTGTTTGTGCGAGTATAACTCGTTGTGCTGTGGAGAAAATATTAGGATCAGATACTGGGAAAACATCCACTCTACCATCAAAATCCTTTTTAAATACAAATCGGCTTATACCCTCAACATCGTAAGGGTAATAATCCGGCAAGTAGTCTGCATTGATTCTCGATAAAATTTTTAATTCTTCTTTTTGTGTATTGTGTAATCTTTTATGGATAGACGACATCACCTTTGTACCTTGCTCCAACAACGCTATCGTTGTCCCTACTGGAGCTTGAGTGTTGCCATCACCAACTTGCATATCAGTTATAGCGGCTAGTCGTCTACCCTCATCCGTCATTGCACCAAGTAATTGTGTTAACACTTGAGACGGTTCTTTAAATGGTAATGGTATAACGGATTTTTTTATATCATCACCATAACCTTCAACATCTCTAAATTCACCAAAGCCTATAGGTGTATCACCACCTTCTACTCTCATTCCTCTTGCTTTAAATCCAGCAGGAAGATTAGAGAACTGACCAGCGTCAATTAGAGATCGTAATATTGTTGTTGCCGATTTTTGTAAATTACCTAATAAGTGTACATATCCAAGTCCATAAAAACCAAATCCCGGAATAAACTTGTAATGTACAAAATGTTGTATTCTTTTTTTATCTTCATCATCTTCATAATAATTAGCACGGATACTTAAAATTTCAGATGTATCTTTACAAATAGTTACAATATACGGAAGTGCTACATTGTTTTCATCTTCAAACCCTTCAAGGTCAAGATCAACGTGCATTTCGAGTAATGTATAAATTTTATCTTTTGAAGAAGAGTCTCTTGTTACACCTTGCACTTCTTGTATTTTATCTTCAATATCCCCTGTTTCTGGAGAGACATTACCCATCATATCCATTTCTTTATAAAAACCAGATACAATTTTTTTTCGTAACTCGTTTTCTGTCATTTTTATGACATGGGTATATCTTCCAGAAGAACGAAGATCGGGTGTATCATACGAAATGATAAAATCTTCGACAGGGATAAATCGTGCTATAGGTCTGTTTAAGGATTCATCGTAATAAATCTTCTTAAAGCATGAACCTACAATCGGGAGGTAGAAAAGCATTTGATCCAGATCGTCAAAAAATTCTTCCATGACTTCAGTAATCTGATAGTTCATAAAGTTTTTAACACGATGTGCTTGTTTAGATTTCTCTGGTGTTACAGAGCCTACAACTTTTGTACGAACTGGCCCATTAGCTGGGTATAATTCTTTAATCGCTTGGGATTGAAATTGTACTGCCGCTTCAACCATTAAAGGATGATGTGCAGAACACGCACCTTGAAATGGTCTGTGTGTATCTTCTAATTTTAATCCTAAAAGATCAATACCTTTTTTCATAGTCGCTTCATAATCGCTACGACTACGTTTATCAGATTCATATTGATCAACTAATTCACTAGATAAAGACTCTAATTGTTCTTCATCCATTTTATCGGCAAGATTATCATCAAAATCAACAGTAATAGTAGTTTGTTCTATTACTTCATCTGGTGTAATTACTTGCACTTGATCCATTTCAACTGTTTGATCAAATTCTGATGTTTTTTGTCTTGCCATATTTTAAAAAATTTTTTTTATTACCAATAACTTCCTGTAGGTGCAGAAGGTTCTAGTGGAATGTCCTGCGGATGTTCTACAAATAGTCCTTGTCTTAATCGCATTAACGCTTGTGTTGTAGAATCTACCAAATCATCGTAGTTTGATGAAGGAAATTGTGCACATTGGTTAATAACATCCTCTGCCCAATACTTTGATGAAGGATACCATACCCTTCCAGACTCAAATAGTGGCGTTACAGAGTGTGCTCTTGTTTTTTTATCTGCTTTTTTAGGATTAAAAGGCGTAATAGGTATTCCTGCTCTCTGTAATTCCTGTATTAGCGACCAACCAGATGCTTTTGCTTCAATTAACACCACGTCTGGCCTAAATTCATTGTATAAATTAATAGCTTCTGACTTGAGTTCGGGAAATTCCCACCTCTCACGTCTAGCTGATAGTAAAATAGCATTCTGTATGCCATTATGTTCGAATATACCCCATGTAGTTACTGCACTGTAGTCACTTGTGCTTTTAACAGTATACGCAGTATCCCATGATTGCAAGATATAATTGCATTCGGGGGGGTTATCTTCTGTCCATTCTTTCCACCAGTACCTTTTTAGGATGTTTCCTTCTTCGGCACTTGGTCTTTGCATATAGAGAGAGTTCCACTCTCTTGATCCTGCTGTTTTTTTAATCTCCTCTAATCGTTGTTGATCGTAGGCTTCAGGCCAAAGGGCTTGACCCTTTGGTCGTTTCAAAATTTTTGAGGCTTTTTCGTCTAGTACCGCAGGTAGTTCAATAATTTCCCATGGTTCGTGACTTGTTTCTCGTAATATCCACCCTGCTAGATCGTCTTCGTGCCATCTGGTTTGTATAAGAATAATACTACCACCGGGCATTAATCGTGAATATGCAGTTGATCTATACCAATCGATTAAGTTAGAACGCATTGCGTCACTATCTGCATCTTCCCTACCTTTAATTGGGTCGTCTATTAAGAGTAAGTGTGCACCCCTACCGGTAATTGCCCCGCCAGCACCTACTGCATAATACACACCACTACCGGTGGTATGGAATCTTCTAACAGAACTACTATCCTTTGACAAGGTACAATCGGTAAATATACGATTATAATCTTCATCCTGTATTTGATTGCGTACTGACCTACCGAAATCATCCGCTAAGTCTTGTGCGTAGGTTGTTGCAATGACAAATTTACTAGGGTTGCGACCTAAATACCATGCAGGAAAAAATTGTGATGTTAGCTGACTCTTACCATGTCTAGGTGGCATGAATATTGCTAATCGTTTTATATTACCTCGCTCTACTTCTTCCAGTTTATGAGCTAGTAACTTTATGTGGGCAGGTGTTTGGTATTCGGGCATTTGGAATTTTGCATATTCCAAA